GCTCAATTTTTTTAATATACTATATTAGTAAAATATGTCAGCTGCTTTGATTGACCTCGTATCGGTCGGTGCCCAAGATGTGTACATCACAGGCGACCCACAAGTCTCGTTCTTCAGACAAAACTATAAACGTCACACCAACTTCGCAATTAAACCAGAACGCCTCGATTATATCGGTACGTTTGGTTCGGGAAACGAAGTTTCCATCCCAATTAAATCCAAAGGAGATCTTTTAAGCTATATTTGGATTGAAGGTGCAAACATCAACAATAAAAATCACGAAGACAGTATACTCAATAATAATGCGGATGCTACTTTCACACAACCAACCGAATTTTCACTTTGGGTGGGTGGTCAAGAAGTGTCTAAAATAGATTCAGGGTTTATTAACTCTGTTCATACTCACTTGTATAATGAATCCCAAGCGAAAGCAACTTCATGGGTTGGTTGTGATGACACAGGTAATAACCATTCAAACAATTCGTACGTTATCCCATTCTTCTTCAGTGAAGATTGGACCAAATCTTTACCCCTCGTCGGTCTTCAATACCACCAGGTTGAAATCAGAATCAAGTGTAGAAATGGTCCATTTACACCAGCAAACACAAAAGTGTATGGTTCATACATCTTCCTCGACACAGAAGAACGAGAATTCTTTGCTAAAACAGAACATGAAATGCTTATCACACAGACACAGTTCCAACCAATGAGTGCAACTGATACATCCATAGATCTTACATACTTTAACCATCCCGTTAAAGCCGTACACATTGCCGCATTTGGTACAGGTGCTTCACACACATTTGACAGCGCGTCCATGTATATTAACGGTACACCACTCTTTGAAAATATGTCACAAGAATATCATAGAATTGTCGTTCCAAACAGGCACTGTTCCGTTCTTTCAGAAGGCGGTGATGCTATGCCAATTACGACATGGCCGTTATGTCTTACAATGAACAAGATACAGCCAACAGGTACATTGAACTTTTCGCGTATAGATAGCGCTAAGATAACTCTCGATAATGTTGGAGGAGGTAATAGTCACTTTATTCGTGCGTATGCAGTCAACTATAACATTCTCAGAATTAAGAATGGTATGGGTGGTGTTGCATTCGGAAACTAAACAATTATTAAATTTTATAATTCGCCAGAGGAACCAAATCCTCTGTTAGCACGCATAGTCTTTTGTAAATCAGTCACTTCTTGAATAAGGGGTGTTAAACACTTTTCTAAAATTAACTGAGCAATTCTCTCCCCCGATTTAATTTCGAACGGAACAGATCCGAGATTAAATAGGCAGACTTTTAATTCACCCGTATAGTCAGGGTCAATAACACCGGCACCTACATGAATACCGTAACGTACAGTTAAACCCGAACGTGGTGCAATTCTACCGTAGCATCCCAATGGAATTGTCGCACATATACCCGTACTCACAATGTCCCGAGAACCAGGTTGAATAACTGTATCGTGTAAACTATATAAATCGTAACCAACTGATCCCGGTGATGCGCGTGTTGGTAAAGTCGCGTCAAGTGTTAATCTTTTAATTTGAAGTGTTTCTTCTGTAGGCATTTTATTAAATATATACCTATTTCTTTATCTTATTAAAATAAATTAGTATAAAAACATAACACGTTTGTTTGTAAATGAGTCTCAAGATTATAATGGGAAATATGTTTTCTGGTAAAACGTCAGAACTCGTTAGGCGTTTAAAAAGGTATCAGGTTATAGGTAAAAATATTCTTGTCATAAACTCAAGCAAAGACACGCGGTGTTTGGAACATGTATTACGAACACATGATAACATTAAATTCAATTGTGTAAAAACGAACGACTTGACACAGCTTAATTACGAAAAGGTTGATGTAATAGCTATAGACGAAGCGCAGTTTTTTATTGGTTTAAAAGTTTTTGTCAAAAAGGCGATCGGAAATGGTAAAACAGTTTTATTAACAGGTCTAGACGGTGATTATAAACAAGAGAAAATAGGTGAAATTTTAGAATGTGTACCACTCGCTGATAAAGTTTTCAAATTAACTGCTATGTGCATGGAATGTATGGATGGAACACATGGTCCTTTTACGAAACGTATAGTTAATAGCGATAAGATTGAACTCGTAGGTGGTAAAGAAATGTACATGGCCGTTTGTCGAAACCACCTTTAAAATCTATTTATATCTAGTATTAAAACCACGCGTTTTCCTTTATCAGTCTTATTCACGCTATGATATCGTGAATGATCAAACAATATATAATCACTAGGCTCGTGTTTGTGAATTTCCATATCTGTAGTGATATTACTTGTTCCTTCTATTGTTAAATGGTACCGTAACTGTAAATTACTCTCGGCGCGATGTGGTGGTATTGACATTGGTCCTTCCATAACCGCGATTACAGCATATTCGATACATGGTACAGTTTTTAAGAATGTGTTTAATTCAGGGAAATCCTGTATTTTGTGGTAATAATAATTTTCATTATATTCAAACCATGGATCAAGATCGTGAAAATAGTATTTTTGTATATACTTGTGTAGTGTATCATATTCGTTTTTTATATCAATAAAATGATTTTGTACTGTACATAAACTCCTAAACTCGTAAACAGAATAATACGGTTTGTAAAAAAATAGATCGATGAGTGAATTACGTATACCAACAAGGGGACGTAAAGGACTTTGAAAATATAGTCTATCTATAGGAGTTTTGATATAATCGTTTAATATCAATACTATTGGTATCATAAAAACCCACATTTTTTTGTGTGTGTATAATAAATGCCAGGATATCCTAAATTTGAAAAATACGCACCAGAACGTACAGAAAATGTTGATACGTTAGAAAAACGTTTTGATGGTTTGACTGATACACAAGTCGGATTATTAGCCATACCAACTATAACAGTTATTACAATTGTTACTCTTGTTCTATTAAACAAGGATTCGAGAAAAAATCCAGCTGTTTATATTTCTCTATTTATATCTTGTATACATCTGTACCATCATTACACACTTGTACGTTTACAAAACAAGATAAAGTAATAAAGTGTATCTTATATAAATATGTTTATGATTGAAGAACCTTATGGTATAACACAATTCCAGGCCTGGATAATATCACTTACATTAGGAATAGTATTGATTAGACGTAAACGACGCGGTGAAAATTATATTCAGTAATTATATATGCGTGTTCGTTTAAAAAAAAGTCCACGTTTTGATAAAAAGTTTAGAGTTACTTTTGAAAATGGAAAAATAGTTGATTTTGGAGCAAGAGGGTACTCAGACTATACATTACATAAAAACCCATTACGTATGCGTTCATACGTAACGCGACACGGTGGGTTTGTTCCTCATATGATACAAAAACAAACCGACCCTAAACTAGTTCATAAAAACATGCTCGATGTAACTCGAAGTGATAAAGAAAACTGGACAAAAACAGGTTTTTTTACCGCGGGGTTTTGGTCGAGATGGCTTTTATGGAGTCACCCAGAACTCGAAGGTGCAAAAAAGATTATATCTAAGAAGTTTGGTTTATCTTTTCTTTAAGACCACGACGTTTAAGGTTTGCTTTTAAAGCAGTCATTAAATTTGCGCGTGGATCTCTTTTAGTTGGAACCGGTGGTGGGGGTGGTGCGCGTGGAACTGATGGTGCACGTGTAACGGGTTGAGAAACTCGACGAACGCGTGGAACAGTTGGTTCCGTTGTTTGTAAAAGTGATTTACACGTTCGTATAAGTTTTTTTGAATTTCGAACCTGGATTTCCAAAGCTGGTGGACGCCGTCTTTGAATTTTCATTTTAAGTTCTTTTTCACTCAGAGGAAGACGTTTACCCCTAATTTTTTTAGTCACGCGAAGACCAAGACGTTTTGCTTCGTCTTTTAACAAATCAATCTTCATTTATATTACTCAATATTTTTTGTTTGATTAATATAATTGGATTTCGAAAAATAATTAACCCTCTACTGTATCTTCATCGTCACTTTCCTGACCCATCACATCTATACGTTTCTTAGTATCATTCGCGAGAAACCCCGAAAGTACTGAACATACAGAGCACAAAAAGAATGCAAAAGCGGCTGAATATGGATTAAATTTACCTTTTTGAATAGTTAAGATAGAACCGCACATCGTAGATAATATACATGCTAATGTAATACCAACGGATTCAATAGATAAAAGATTGTCCTTAGCCATTGTCTATTATTACTCTTATATTAGAAAAAATTATCTGTTCTGTACATCTTAGCCTGGAATGCACCCGTTTGCCCTAAAACCGAAACGGATTCATTACCATAAAATTCGGGACATCCAATATCTTCCATACAATCACGCGCGTCGTGTGTAATTGGAAGTGAATACATTTGATCACCAGGTGTTGTTGTATAATAATGGTATCTATCACGTCTACCTCGAACTTCTTTACCATATAAGGGTAAAGTTTCGTCATCGCTACCAACTAATATTCCCATTTGTTGGACATGTCCTGGTTTATATTCTTTTATAGGTGGTTCGCGATATTCTTTTTGAGTAGGAATTCTTACTGGGACTCTAACTGGGACAGCAACTCTAACTGGGACCTTTTCCTTTTGTTTTATAATCATGGGATTATATAATTGATATGCGATAATAGCAATAAGTACCGTTATAGTAAAAAATAAAAGTTTACTTTTTGTCTTATTCTTCATTTATATATACAAATATTATATTATTTCAAAATACGTTTTTTCAATTCTTGAAGTGGGCTCAAGTCAACTCTATTTAGTCTAAATTGTACGAGTAACCATAAAAAGAATAAAAGACTTTTCAATAAATTGTTAGCTGCATTATCGTCCATTTTGTATATAGGTCCAACAACGCGTCCAAAAAAAGTTTCTTCTTTTTTATTACCCGTGACAGCCATTTCCATTTGTGTTAATGCGCACGTGTCATCATTGACTGACCAGTGAAAGAATATGAACGGTACTAAAATCGAATAAAATTCGAGATTTTGTTTATTTTTCATAAAAGGAACAACAAGCATTGTTATGAAAAAAAGTAAATGAATGAAGAATATAATATTCATCTCTATTAGTATGAACGAAGAAAAGAAATTACCAAAAATATGGCATCCTCAACAGGAAAAAATACTTAAATCCTGGGGAGAAGCTGCTGCATGTTATAGGTATATGCACTACCAAGCGTATTGTTCATTCAAAAATTTGAGTATGAAGTTTACAATACCATTGATTATTGTAAGTACTATTACAGGTACTGCTAACTTTGCACAAGAGACTTTTCCACCCACAGTACAACCATTTGTACCATCGGCAATTGGTGGACTTAATCTTATTACGGCGATCGCGACGACTATAATGCAATTTCTTAAAATTAATGAATTGATGGAAGGTCATAGAGTTGCTTCTGTACAATACGGTAAAATTTCTCGAACAATTCGTCTCGAATTAACGTTACCACTTTCAGAAAGAACATTAAACGGGACTGTTATGATTGAAAATATGCGAGCGGAATATGATCGTTTAATAGAACAATCTCCAAATGTACCGAAAAAAATGATAGACGCATTCGAGCGTGAGTTTCCTGATGATAATGCATTCTTCAAACCTGAGATTATGCACATACAGCCTATAATACCATTCAAGGCTATAGCTGAAAATACAATTATTACTAAATTGAAAGACGCTGTAGGTGGTGCTGCAAAAAGAGAACTTAAAAAGGAACTCGAAGATATACGTGGTAATATTCAGACGGCTAAAAAAACAATAAAATCTGATATAGAAGGGAAACAACAACGTGTTAATGAAATTGCGGATCTAAAAGATAAAGGGCTCGTGAGTCTCAAAGGTGATCTCATGAAAGAAATACGACGTAGAACTGAACTTATGGAAGTTGTTACGGAAATACCAAAAGAAGATGGAGAGGGGGAAGAAGATCAAACAGATATATCTAAATAATAAGAGAAATACGATTTGATAGGTAAGCAATCATGACAAAAATGGATAAGTTAAAGATACCAAAACATAATATGTAAGGAGCAACTTTTCTTTTTAAAGGGTCTACTATACGTTTTTGAAGAATATCGTTATCCAAAAAAATATCTAAAGCTTGATTAGCGAGATCATTTTCATCACCTGACATGGATTCCTTTGTTATCATAAAAAAAGAAAAAAAGATAAAAGAATTATCGATTCACGATAAAGAAATAACATTATTGAAAAAATATATAGAATCTGGTAAAAATGTGTTTTTATGTGGATCAGCAGGTTATGGTAAAAGTTTCATAATTAATCAAGTCTTTAACAACTGTAATAGTATTGAAATATGGGATGATCCTCTTCAGAAAAAGGATATATTTATGGATACGATAAAAAACTCAAATATGTATACGTATATAGAAGATTATGAAAGTGATGCGTATAAATATAAATATATAGTCGAAGACGTTTCAAATGGTATAAGTATAACTAAAAAACCACTTGTTGTAACCTCAAAAAGTATTCATTTTGTAGATAACTTTACTACAATTATAATACCAAGGGCAAAACCTGAAGAAATCATGAAAATAAAACCAAATCATGCCAACTCCTCGTTAGCCGCAAACAAGTGTTTGGGTAATATATACAATTTCTTTAGTTATTTAGATTTTCCTTACGATAAGGATATATTTCAAACATCCAAGGATCAAGTGGTAGATATTTTATGTAACGGACATGATATAAATATATGCGATACTTTTACAGAACATGGGCACATGTGGTCACTTATCCAAGAAAATTATATAGATTGTGTCGATGATAATATGGATAAAATAACACGAGCACTTTGTTTAGCAGATCTTTACGATTCTGAATTATATAAAGGAGATTGGGATATCATGCCTTTATTTATACTAAACGCCATAAAAATACCTAAAATGTATTTTACAAAAAAAATGGATATGAAAAATATTAGACCGGGTAGGTTTTGGACAAAATTTGGTAATCAGAGAATGCGTGAACAGAAAATAAGAAGTATACAGGCACGTTCAATGTCTACTTTTAACCACCAAGAGTTTATGTTATTTAGAATGTATGCACAAAAAGGTGATATTTCTAAATTTATAGAATATAATCTAATACCCCAAGATTTTGATGTAATGAATCATTTAGCGATACAAAACAAACTTAAACAACGTGAAGTTACAAAAATAAAAAAGTTGATTAAAGAACAAATTATAGAGTAAGTAATATACAATGTCTACAACCACTAACACGGATGAGGATGATTTTAAAATCACACGTGTTATCGGTAATGAAATATTATACTACGGTGAAATCACGAACGAGGATATTCTCGAATTTATAGAAGAGTTTAAAAAACTCGAAATTAAACTTCTTAAACAAAAGGCGGAACTTATGGGGTACGAACCAATTATACGCGTACACGTGTGTAGCGGAGGAGGTGACTTATTCGCGGGTCTGAGTGCAATGAACATCCTAGAAAAATCGCGCGTTAAGGTTATCACGATCGCACAAGGTGAGTGCTGCTCGGCAGCAACGTTCCTTCTTTTGGGTGGACATGAACGTCTCATCGGTAAGAACGCACACGTTCTCATTCACCAAATATCCACGACCGGGTTTTGGGGGAAATACGAGGAAGTTAAGGATGAAATGAAAATGTGTGATAAACTCATGAACATGGTTAAGAAAACCTATACGGAGAAAACCAATATTCCTGATAAACAACTTAAGAAACTTATGAAACGTGACGTTTACCTCGACCCTAACGAGTGTATCAAATACGACGTCGTTCGCGATCTTGACTAATATCGACGTGGCGTTTATAAAGACCAATTATGGTCGCAATTATTAGAAACAAACAAATCGTATTTGCATTTAGTGGTATAACTGTATTTTCTGGAGGTTTGAGTCGTTCCATTCTGCTATAGTCGACGACGGGTATTTTATCCGCCATAC